GTCATACGACCTCACGGTAAGAATGAGCGCCCGCCGCTCCTAAACAGAAAGAAACACACATGGCCACCACTACATTTCTCGCGAACGCGACCGTGAACATCAGTCAAGGCGCGACGACCTACGACATCTCCGATCAGGTTCGCTCCGTCACCCTGACCGTGGGCTACGACTCGCTCGAAGCGACCTCGATGGGCGACACCGGACGAAAGTACGTCCAGGGCCTCCAGGCCGTCACCGTCTCCATCGAGTGCTACCTGTCCTACGGCGGTAGCGGCGCGACCTCCGAGATCGAGACCATGTGCTCGGCCCTCGTCGGACAAGGCAACACCGGCCTCGTGATCTCGCCCTCCGGAACCACCGAGTCGGCGACGAACCCCGAGTACACCATCACGAACGCGATGCTCGCCTCGTTCTCCCCGATCGCCTCGACGGTCGGAGAGCTCGCGATGATCACGCTGGAGTTCGTCGGCGGAACGTTCGCTCGCGACATCACCTGATCCGCTCACCCGTGCCAGGTATGATCCGCTCATGATCGGAATGACAATCGAAGTCGAGATGATGGACGGCGAAACCCATCAGGTCCCCGTTACCTACGGAGTCGCCTGTAAATGGGAAGACCACCATCCGACGCTCTCCTGGTCATCGTTCCTGGAGGACCCGAAGTTTAAGCCGATGGCGTACCTGGCATGGGAAGCGGTCAAAGCAGCAGGGATCCCCGTGAAGCTGTTCACGCCCTGGCTGGACACGATCGCGGGAGTGAAGTTCATCCCAAAAGAAAAAGCAGACAGCCAGGGCAAGTAACCCGCCTGATCGCGACGCTCTCGCTCAGGACCGGAATCGCTCCGAATGATTTGCTGACAGCAGAACCATCAGTCGTCGAGGAGATGATTCGACAGCTGAACGAGCAAGACAAGGAAGCGGAAAGGGCGAGGCGATGACAATCGAAGTAAAAGGTCTCGCCGAAACTCTGCGCGAACTAGGCAAGGTCGAACCGGACCTCCGCCGCACCCTGAACCGCGAGATCCGAAACGTCGTGAAACCGCTCGTCGACGACATCAACTCCCGCATCCCCGGCGATGCGCCGCTGTCCGGAATGGAACATCAAGGACGCACCGGCTGGGCAAACCGAAAGACCTCGGTCATCAAGCTCGACGCGCGCCGGCCTCGACGGAACATCAACGCGACATCAACGACAAAGCCTGTCTCGGTCGTCCGCATCACCACCAGGAGCGCCCCGGTCGCGATCGTCGACATGGCAGGCAAAGCGGGAGGAACCAAGTCGCGACGCGATGTCCGTTTCCGCCGACCCAACTTCTCAACCGAACTCGCCGGTCGCCTCGGAGATCCGTCCCGTTTCATGTGGCGCGACATCGAGAACCGACTCGGACCTACCCTCGCCGAGATGGAAAAAGTCGTCGCCGAGGTCGTCCGCCAAGCGAACCAAGAGCTCATGAAAGTCAGGCGCTAATGGCGATTCAGATCCCCATCATTACCTCGCTGGAGGACGCGGGCATCAAGGCCGCTAAGGCCGCGTTCAACAACTTCCGCCAGGAGGTCGGGAACGCGGAGGGCGCGATGGGCAAGTTCCGCGCCGGAAGCAAAGTCGCGTTCGATGCTGTGAAAGCAAACGCTGCGACGTTCGGTATCGCGGCGGCAGGAGCTCTCGTCACGTTCGGAGCTAAGGCGATCGCCGCCTCTCAAGAGCTCGCTCTCGCGGCGGACAAAATGGCGACCGCGACAGGCCTGACAACGGAGGAAGCGTCCCGCCTGATGGAGGTCGCAGGAGACCTCGGGATCGAAACGTCCTCCGTCGAGACGACGATCGGGAAGATGAATCAGCAGCTCGGAAAATCCCCCGACCTGTTCGAGGAGCTCGGAGTCCAGGTCGCCTACGCGAGCGACGGAACGGTCGACGCGAACGAGACTTTCCTAAACGTCGTCGACAGGCTAAAGAACATCAAGGATCCCGCCGAGCGCGCCGCGGTCGCAGCACAGCTCCTCGGTAAAGGCTGGCGCGACATGAGCCAGCTCATCAACCTCGGAGCCGACGACCTCCGCGCCTCGCTGAGCTCAGTGTCGGACGCGAAAACGATCAGCCCAGCGGAGGCCGAGCGGGCGAAGAAGTTCCGCGACACGATGAACGACCTAAAGGATGTGGTCGAGGATCTCGGTCTGATGCTCGCTGACGTTCTTGTCCCGATCCTCCAAAAGGCCGCCGACATCCTGACCAGCGACGAGGCGAAACAGTTTTTCGATGACCTCGGAGACGGTCTCGGCGCGATCTGGAGGTTCGGAAACGATCCGGTCGGACACATCTCCGACGGCGTTAGGGATCTCGCCTCAGCTGCGAAAGACATCCCCGGCGACATCTGGGAACGGAACTTCGGAAGCGAACCACAGAAGCAGGTCGCAGGCCTGTCGTCCGAGATGGAGAACTTCCGCCGACAGGAAGCGGACACGATCGACGTATCGGAACGCCTCGGTCTGATGGAACGAAAGAAGACCGAATACCTGGAGCAACAGCAAGCGGTCCTAGCGAAGAAAGAGTACGCGGACAAGTACATCCAGAACCAGCGTCGCATCATCGAGGAATCCAACAAGACGCGGGACGCGATCCTCGGGATCGACGCGGCCTGGGACCGGCTGGTCGGAAACCTGACCGAACAGGTCGCGCTTGACCAGGCGGAGCAACAGCTCGCAGAGCTGGAGGAGGCCGCCGCGAAAGCGTTCGCCTCTGGATCCGATTCGGACCTCGCGAAGTACAACGAGCTCGCAGCTCAGTTCGTCGGGACGCTCGCGAACATCGCTGGCGGGATGGGGAACATATCCAGCCGTGAGATCGAGATGCGTTTTAAGACCTCCGGAAACGCCGCAGCTGTGGACCTGGCTAGGTGGCTGGCCCGCGGAGCGGAGTATGCGAATCTGAGCGCCTCCCAGGCGATCGGCGAAGCGGGACTCTCGTTCTCGATACCGGGGCGCGCTATGGGCGGACCAGTCTCCGCAGGCGGGACCTATCTCGTCGGCGAACGCGGACCCGAACTACTCACCCTCGGATCCTCTGCTGGGTACGTCACCCCGAACCACCAGCTCGGCGGCAACACGATAAACATCACCGTCACCTCCGCGGACCCGAACGCAGTCGTCGCCGCCCTCCAGCAATACGTCCGACTGAATAACCGTCTCCCCGCGAACGCGATCGGATAACCCGATGGCCCGGATTAACTGGTCAGTCTCGATCGGCGGGACGAGCTTCACCACGATCACCCAGTCGCTTTCGTTCAACGCGGGACGCTCTTCCTGGTTCGACACATCATCCGGGAACACTGTCACGCTTACAGTCCGGAACCAGACCGGACAAGCGGCAGCTCTCTCCCAGGGCGACCAGATCGTCATCACGAACAATCTGTCCGCGATCTCGATGTACTTCTACGTTGTCGAGGTGACGTTCCAAGACGAGATCGCCGCCCAGGCCGACACCGCCACGATCAGAGGCACAGACGCGCTCGGGATGCTTTCCCTGTTCTATGTGAACGACGACCCGGTCATCGGGACGACGAACGCGATCAGGCAGGCGATCAAGCTCGCGAACGAGGTTTATCCGTTCGTCCCGCCCTACCCTCCGCCCGTCGAGATGGACGGTCGCGCCACCGTCTCGGACGCGTTTGATCCGACGACGATCGGACAGCGGATCGTCGAGCTCCTCCAGACCGAAAACTCGACCTACTACTACGACGGGGCGACGATCGAGTTCCGCACCTCCGCCGCACCAGGCGCGGCCCTGTTCAACTTCAACCCAGACGGGACGGTCGGGATCCGCTATGACTCGCTCACCCGGAAGTATCCGAACTCGAACTATCCGAACGTCGTGAACCTGACCTCGACCGTCGCCGGTACGACTCAGGCGATCGCGACCGGCAACTACGAGCGGAACTACAACCGCAGAGTGCTCTTTAACACGGTCGCCCAGCAACAGGCACAGACCGACTATTACGCGGCGGTCCTGTCGGACGACTCTCAGGTCTACATGGATCTCAGGTTCAGCGACTCCGCGCAGACGGACGTAAAGATGGGCGCGTTCCTGAACGAGCTCTCCGGGATGTGCGGGAAGTGGGTGACGGTCGTTTACACGCCTCCGGGCGGATCGCTCTCACAGGTCGACATGGTGATCGAGGGCTACACAGTGTCAGCGAGACCGGGCCGTACCGACATTAGTGTCTCGATGTCTCCGGAGATCCTGTACGACCTGTTCACGCTCGACTCGTCGACATTCGGTATTCTCAACACGAACAGACTCGGATGGTAACTAATGGCTACACAGTGGACAGCGAACGTATCAAGCGGGCAAGTGTTGACCGCCGCGAAGCTTCAGGAGATCGGCGCAGTCTGGGAAACATGGACACCCGTTCTCACCGCGTCGGTAACGAACCCGACGCTCGGAACCGGAGGCACGACCGGAGGCCGCTGGGCGCGTGTAAATAAAACCATCTTCGGAAACGCGTTTATCGTTTTCGGAACGTCTGGAGTAAACCCCGGATCCGGTTTCTACTTCGTAAACCTCCCAATCGCCGCGCAGAGTAACACCTGGCCTATGGGGTCCGGATGGATCCTCGATTCGTCAGCATCGATTGAGCGGCACATAGAAATCACGCCCGATACGGTCAACCGCGTCGGACTCTGGATCGACGGAACAACGAACTTTTCTCTGTCCTCGTCTAATCCGTGGATCTGGGCCGCATCCGACCAGATCCGGTTTTCTTTCGTTTACGAGGCGGCATGACATGACCTACGACCTGACATCACGACACGACCCCGAGACGGTCCCCGACGAATGGTTTACCGAGCGGATGAGAGTCCACCGAGACCGGCTTCTCGCAGAGTCCGACTGGACACAGCTCCCAGACGCTCCCGTCGACCGCGCCGCCTGGGCCGACTACCGGCAGGCCCTCCGCGACTTCCCGTCCAGCTGGACACCGGCCCCGACCGTCACGTTCCCGGAGCGCCCGTGAGATCCCTCTCCGTGCTAATCGTGCTCCTCGCCGCCC